TATACGGAACTGTATCTTGGATGGGCACTACAGAACTAAACTCAGAGCTAGTTGTGCAGTACCCAAAGCAAAAAACTTTTAAGTACGCTAGGTATTATTAATCAAGACCCATGGCTGCGTCTATCTCTTTCTGGAGGTCACGCTTTCTTTTTCTCTCGTCTTTCTTTAATTGTTCTAAAGGAGCTAAGCTACCGCCTGGTCCGTACAACTCTTCATATAATCCAGGAGCAAATTTTTTCATATCTTTCTTGCTCATTGATTTTGTTTTACCACCCTCGTTCTTAGGTCGGTAAGATGGAGAGATACCCATAACATCATACATTGCTGGGTCTACGTCCTCTTCTTCACCTCCAAAGTAATTATATAAACCAACGAATGGGTCAATCTGTGCACCTATTTTAATCTCAATCAATGTTCTTACTATAGCACCTACTTTATTCTCATCTTCTTTTGTTAGCTTCTTGTATTTTTGTAACACAGAAGCAAAAGGGTTTACAACATCACTCTTGTATATCCTACCTCTCTTATATTCTTCTCCTTTTACACCAGCTATTACTTGCCCTGCTATATCTAAATCTTTTACAGTAGAACCTAAATAAGGAATTTGGTATATAAGATTTAAGCCCATCATTGCTTCAGCGATACTTTTCATAGCTGTTTCCCTGTCCTCATCATCTCCCTTAATAAACTTAGCTATGTTAGCTGCAGTTGCAAATAGCACGTTAGCTACTGCTAAGTTCAAAGCTAAATCTCTAGTGTCTTTTGAACGAGGTCTTTTCTTCTGTGAAATATCTCTAGTAATGTTAGTAGTACTCTGCATAACTTTATTCATCTGCAGGAATAATGTACTTCCAAACATGGTAAATCCACGAACAAAAACATTATTATTTCTTTGTATTGGAATCTTATCTGTTCCTCTTCGTGATTGCTGTGTAGCATTGTAATCATTAAAAGCTTTTACAGCATCGGCTTTACTCATTCCATTTGCAATGTTACGCTTGTAGTTAATCATATAGCCCATAACCCCTAAGACATCACCAATTATTGTTGGTGAAGCTCCTGCAGTTTTAAAGGCAGCTTGTGCTCTTTTTAGTTTACCACCAGTAAGGGCTTTTTTCTTAAACGTTTGTCGACCAGATTCTAACCCAACAACATCACCCTCAAGGCCTTGCTCAACCCTTTTTCTAAACGTAGGCGATATCTCCATGGCTTCTCTTATAGCTCCATTCTTTCCAACCAAGTCTTTAGCTAACGACAAAACAACTCTTGCTCCATCAAACATAAACATAGGTAAATCAACTGCTGCCTGTACAACTCTAGGAACTCTAGAGTCTGCAGGGAAATAACTATAGTCAGAGTAAGCATTAACAAATGAAGTAGCCTGCTTAAGTATTTGTATAGCTTTAAAAGCTAAAGCAAATCCTGTAAACTTAGTTTGTAATCTTGATATTAAACTAGGATTTAAGCTTGCATCTTTTCCAGACTCTGGATTAATAGCAAAGTTAATAGCGTTTTTAATTGGCCCAACTACACCCATCTCTTCTAGCAACACATTGACAGAGTCAATCTTAAATAAAGCATTCAATCTCTGTGTACCTACAGCATACGCTTTATATTTCTCCATTGTATCAACATGATTCTTAAGAACATTTGTGAATCCTCCTGAGTGCAGGTCTACATCAGACCTCATATCTACCCTTTCCTTAAAAGCAGGAGCAGATTCTGCATTAAAGACACCACTGAAATCTCCTTCAGTAATCATCTTCTTGGTGGTCTCTTTCTGTATCGTTGATGTTGGGAAGTAGTTGTTTACATATCCTAAGTTAACATCATTAACGTATGAGTATACATCGTTAACACTCTCATAGTATTCATTGCTTAAGAAGTTTACAGTTTTGTCAGCAAACTCTACAGCTTCTGGACCTATGATACTTTTAATATTCTCTATAACCTCAGGAGTTATACCTTGAGCTTCAAGCTTTTGTCTTTGAGTATCATTCAAGCTAAGTGCATATATACGCATGAGTTCATCTGCATTAAACATGTCTGTATACTCTCGGCCAGTATCACTACGCTTTAATTTTAAAACATGAACACCACTATTTAGTTTGCGATATATTTCTTTTACTCCCTTGGTTATACCAGGGATTGTGTTTGCTATAGCATCAAGCTTCCCTTGAGTTTGAAACACGCCTCCGTTGTTGAGGTCATCCATTCTATTCAAAGCATCGTAAACATTTTTGGTGAAAAAGTTTTTACCCTGAGTCACCCTGTCTAGTACATTAGTTAATGTTCCTAAATGCTGGAACATTTGCTTCATGCCTTGGATAAACTCTTTGGCCGTACTAAATGCCATTCTTTCACCCAGTTCGCTAAAAGCTTTACCTATCTCAAAATTTCTGAAGTGAGAAAGTATCTCATTCTTTCTGGCGTTACGCTCATTTTTATTTAAAACATTTCCATCAGCATCAAACAGCATTGGATTGGTATCCTTAATCTGAGCCTCAGCTTCCTCTTTCATCTTCTTGTTCGCCTCTACTCTTGCTAGTCTTCTTGATTTAAAGGTAGCAATAGATTCAGCTCTTACATCTTTAAGCTGCTGCATTAAGTCTTGAACCTCTTCCAGACTCATGTTAGATACATCACCAAAGGTATCAAAAGCTAGAGCCTGATTAACTTTAGCTTGCTCTTTCTGAGTTAGCTTCTGTCCATCTTGTTGTTTCTCTATAAGATTACTTATCTCTGAGCTCTCATTCTGCAGGTCCTCCTGTATTTTATTAAGGGTATCTACATCAGCTGTAAGTATCTGCTTAACTGCTTTGAAGTATGCTGTACCCTCTCGACTTAAACCTTTAGCTCTACGCTTACCAGACTTAGTGAATGCAGTCATAGCTTTTGCTTTGACTAGCTTAAGCATGTCTTTGATAGCAGCTTTCTTCATCTTAGTTTTCTGTTGGTCTACAATCTTCATCACATACTCAGTATCTGCCTGGAATGTATCCACTGTAGACTTTGTAACACGTGATATAAGCTTGTTTATTTGAGCTTGAGTATACATCTTAGACTTTGGTAGAGCCTTTCTTATATAGTTTCTCAGTTGTATCTGTGCGGCCTTTAGATTTTGGCTATTTATTTTACGCTGTCTTAGGTTGTTTTTAATCGCAGCTATTTCTTTTTGCACAGCAACATTAGAACGTGTGTTCAATGTCTTGTCAAAGTCCACTAGAATCTCCATCTGAGTTTGTTCTGGCTGAGCTTTGTAGATTGGATTCTCTTTAATTAAATCCATTGCCTTTTGTCTCACCTCAGATAATGTTTTCTCTGGTGTAGTAAACTTAGAAAGCTTCTGTCTCACCTCATTAAACAACTGCATGCCCTGGCTAATACCACCCTCTACTCTGCCAAACGCTTCTGGCAGTGGTGTAAATGCATCAACCTTAACTTCCATAGCAGCGTTTATATCAGCAACTTTAAAGCCTCTGCCTTTTAAGACTTCCTTAATGGACGCATCAGAGAATCCATTCTTTCTCCCTGTCTCTATTATAGAACCAATGGACTGGTCAGATTTAAACATCGCTTCCTTAAGTTCTGATGAAAATGTCTTTAATTGAGCTTCGCTGAGCGACACAGGTTTACCACTAAATATATCTGCTAATGCCGTTCCTAGAAACTCATCCATTGTTAGTTCCTGAATTTCTTTTGTTGTTAGGTCTTTAGATAGTTTAAATTGTTCTCTAACATATTCCCATACCGCAGTAATCCAATCCTTTATTTTCTGCTGAAGACTTGCATCCACTACACTCTCACCTCTGTTACCAATAAGGGTAGCCATAGCTTCCTCGGTAGCTTTATCAACATCACCATCAAAACGCTTTAATAATCTTTTGTATAGTTCAGTTTGCTGCACAAGCTCTGCACCACGTTTATATATCTTCTTTCCTTTAGGAGTTAATGATAGGTGCTTAACCCATACATGTCCCATCTCGTGAATAGCGGTGTTATACAGCTCAGATTTTGAATCATGAACATCCTCATTTATAAATATATTTCCGTCTTTAGTCATTCCATAAACAACAGTATCACCTTTAAGGTATGCTGTTACGTCAGGACTTTCTAAAAGCTGATTCATAGTCTGCTGGTCTGTGGAAATATTAACAAAAGGAAAACTTCTATTAATGAAATCTAAAAATCTACCTTCTTCATTTACACCTACAATAGTTCCTTGATACTCTTTGTTAACAAGACCCATCCCAACAGGTATAGTCTCTGATAGTCTTAACTTGTCAGACCTTTTTCTATTTAATCCTGCATCTTCTTTAGCTTTTCCAAGAACAGCATTGTTATATGCCGATGGGAATAATTCAAGCATAGACTTTGGCTGTTCTATAACACCTATTATTTTTCCCCTAGGCCCAACAGGATAGTTAGGGTGAACAGTTCTTTCAATACCTGGATTTAAAACATCAATACCTGTTATCAAAAATACTGAGCGAGCAGGAGTTTTTCTAAGCTGAGGTTCTGTAATAACGTCTGTTATCGCTCCTAGATGCAGCTTGCTTCTTTCTTCTAAAGGTGCATTGTCTCCAAGCAAAGCTTTAGCAACAGGGTTTTTCGCATAAGTCCCTGGTTTTACAGGGTTTCTGTTTGGGCTATTAGTTGTTCCGTATCCTAAATTACCTGTTATTACATTAACAGATGTAATGGCTTTCAACTTTACTAAAGCTTTAGAGGTTAATAAGGTGTCAATTGTTTTTGCTTTTATTTGTTTGTCCATTTTCTGGACATCTTTTATTGCTTCTAATTCCTCTTTGTATTGCTTAATAGTACCTTCTTTAACAGGCTTACCAGATAACCCCACTCCTGTTTTTACAGCCTGGTCTAGCTTACCTCTTCTTGTTTCTAATACCTGTCTGAAAACCTCTAGAGCTTTAACTCTTTTATCCTTAGGGAACGATGCTATATTATCCGCCATAACACGAACAACAGCTTCATTACTAAGGATAGAGTTTGACTCCATCTTAACAATTGACATAGGAACTAATCCGTTATACTCAGGGTTAGCTGCCCACCAATTTTTATAAAGTTCTTTATTGTTGTTGTATATTCTAAGTGCTGTAGAAATCTGACCCTTAACAGTGTTATTGTCTATGCTTGCCCATGCAAGATTCTCATGGCCATTTATGCCATTAAATCCGAATCCTCCTTTTAGATTTGTAATAACATTCCCTGTATATGGATTGACAGTATTACCAGTTGTTAGTTGGTCTGATATACTAAACATAGTAGGTATCCCATCAATAACTTCATAATCTACCACTGGTAGAGGCTTGTCTGTCCTGCTGTTTAATTCTTCTATATCAACTTTAGGTGCTGTAGGTGAGGTCTCTTTAATTTTAGTAGGACCTTCAATTATAGCTCCTTCTTCTACCTTAGACATTGCCTCAACAATTTCTTTTGTATCTGCAAACCCTTCTTCAGTAGTCTCTTCTTTTAACTTAAAATCTACTTTTGAATCTGTATCATCTAGGGTGGACTCCAAGTCTGCTACCTCTTCAGATAAAGCTATACCTTCAGGAGTTTCTTCAGGTAATAAACTAAACTCTTCAGGAAGAAGCATTACTTTTTGCTGAGCAAATTTCATCGTGTCATAAGCCTCTTTTACTTTAGCTTCTGCCTCCTCGAACTTACCTTCTTTCCTTAATGCTCTAGCCTCATCCCTTAAAGCAAAAGCTTTTTCATTAACTCCAGAGAAATTAACCCAAGAGTTCTGACCTCTAGTCTCAGTTGTCATAGCTCTTCTAGCTAAAGGAGAATACATTCTAGAGTGAACATCCCATGCGTTTTCCTCACCTATAGGGCCAAAGCTATTCCCCTCTTTAGAGTGTCCAAAAAAGTCATGAACAAACCTAAATACATCATTAACTAAAAGGGGTTTACCGTTTTTGTCTTTGAACTTTGTTGGAGCTAACATAGGATTGGCAGCTCTATCTGCATCTGTAATTCCTTCTGCACCAAACCCTTCCTCTGTTGAGAACACTCTCATGTTCTTGTTGTCTCTAAGGTCTGAAATCATATCAGAAGAGTTCTTATACTCTGTATCACTTAGCTCTACTACGTATCCATCAGCTAATATCTCTTCGTGCTGAGCTATAGTTTCATCTATCAAAGCCTTATAAGCTGCCTGTACTTCAGGGTCATTAGGATTTGACTCTTGCTTTTCGTATGCTTCTGATATTCTATTTGAACGCTCTTCGTTTAGCTTTGTTATTCTCTTACCTTTTGGCGTATCAATTCCAGTTCTTTCTTTAACTCTAGCCTCAATTTCTGTTGCTGCCTGTAAGGGCTCACTGAAGAGTCTGTTTCCTGCTGCGACTTCTGTGGTTGGTTTTCCATTTGTTTTTTCATTTGTCTTTGCAATATTACGTTTTTGTTTTCTAATTTCATAAAGTCTTTGAGCTTCTTTTACATTGTCAAAACTTTCTTGTCTTAAGTCAAGAGCTTCTTGTTCGGTTATCTCACCATCTTCCATGGCTCTCGTAACAGCTTTCATCTTCTCTCTTCTTTGAGCACCTATATCATTATAATCTTCAGATACTTCAATAGAGGATAAAGGATTAGTACCAACAACTTGTGGTACTTCTACTTCCTGCGTTTCGGTGGTTGGTTTTCCATTTGTTTTTTCATTTGTATTTGCAATATTACGTTGTTTTTCTGTATTAATCTCAGGTTTCTCAACTAATGTTACATCACCTTGAAAGCTACCTATCTTATTTCCATCAGCATCAATTGTTGTAAACTTTACCGAAGCACCTACTCCTGTATCTCCCTCTCTTATTTCATTTATTTCATAAGTAGCCGTCTCACCTTCTTGAAGGTCTAGTCTATCTTCAGGATTAATTTCATAATTAGTATCTGCTAATGCTACCTCTTCTGAAACAAATGAATCATTTCTTTGGTCCGTTGCTTTATCGCTTCTGTTGAACTTAAACTTGGTGACTTTCATTCCATCACGCTCTCTTACAGATTCCTGTTTAGTTGTAGTGAATACTCTACCCTTTGCATCTTCTTCTGTTTGAACAACAGTCTCATTCTCTTGTAGGTTATCCTGTATTGGACTAGCTACTTGTTCCGTTTCGGTGGTCTCAAGTTCTGTGGTTTCTTGGATGGGTACTCCTGTTCCCACTCCTTGGCTATCTTCGGTTTGTTGGCGTGCATCCACGCTCTCTGTTTCTGGCTTTTGAACGGCATCTATTTTATTTTTTAATTGGTTAGCAACTTCTTCATCATTAGCAACCTTACCATTGAACTTAAGCAACTGACTGGCGCTCATCTTACCAAGCTTCTTTAAAAAGTCTTGCTTGCTATAGCTCTTTCCGTCAATTACATACTGAGATAATCCAGCTCTTACATCGCCAACCTCTACGCCTGGTGAGAATATAGCTTCTATCTTTGCTCTCTGGTTGTCTGGAGCTAATGTTTTATTTTCTAGAAGATATGCAATCTCTCCATTGATATCTTTTATTTTCTGGCTAAACACTTCTTTACGATTGGTGTCGGCTGAATATTCTTCTTTGGCTGACAACAATTCCATTAGCCTAGCCTTAACTCTTTTGTTATTAGGTTTGTTTTTACCTGTTCCAAAGTCCAGCATATTATCTGCATCTTTAGACAGTCCTAAGTTTTTCTGTATACGCTGCCCTTGGTCTTCATTAATTTTACCAAGCTTAACCATGTTATTTGTCCACGCTGATATTCTTGTGTCTGATTCCTTCTCGTTTACAATAAAGTTTATATCTGTTAGCTTAGATGCTAGTTCTATATTGGAATTATTTCTTCCGTCTATAAACTTGTTAATCACCATCATACTGGAGTTGTTACCAAATCCACCGATACCCTCAGCTGCAATCTCCTTGAAATCTAATTCATCACCAACTGAAATTTGAGCTGCTGCTTCACCTGCCATCTCACCAATAGGGTCAAAGACAAAACGTTCACCTACTTGAGAAACAATTTTTTTAGTTCGAGTTGCAACTTTTCCTACTTTAAATACTCTACCAGCTAAACCTGCTGTTAGATAGTCAACTAAAGCAATTGGGATACCTCGTTTTAACCCACGCTCTTTTGCTGTTGCCCATACATCTTCATCTTGCATAGCTAGCTCGACATCCTTAGCGTTAAGAACATCATATCCCTCAGCTTCCATAGCTGCAAAATACTCATTAGTATATTCCATAGCTAAAGCTGTTAAAGCCATTCCACCCTTAAATCCTTTACCAGCACCAGCAATTGCGCCACCAGTTGTAGTTAATACACCACCAGGCCCTGTAACAAAACCACCTGCTCCTAAAGCACCTCCAATACCAGCTCCTGTGATTGTTGTGGCTGTAACTATTTCAGCGCCATAAGGCAACATCATTCCTATAGAGTTAGCCGCAAACGCAAGTGCTGTTTCTGATGGGTTTCTTATAAAAGCATCGAAGCTTTCTCTAAATCCTTTAGCTCTGTTCCATCTGGAAAGCGCTTTTGAATCTTTTTTACCTCTATTTTTAGTCTTTAAAGCTACTATCATTTCAGCAGCTTTTTTTCTATCCTCCTCATTATCAAGGTCTAGTGATTGAAAATCAAAAGCCATGCCTGTAGATAGCTGAAGTATTATTTCAGAGGCATTACCATCATTCAGTCCTTTTCTTAATTCAGAATATACTGCCGCATTTCCTGTTTCAAATTCATCCATGATGGTTTTATCATACTTGGAGCTATAAAAAGTTTTAGCTGACTCATAAATATTTGCGGCATGTTGCTTTTCTGCATTCAAAGATGCTTTTTGAATTTTAAAATTATCCAAAATCTGCTCCTCTAGTTCTGTCTTGGGCTCTATATCTGTAAGGTCTTCTAGCCTAACACCAAAGTTTTGTAATGATTGTACCTGTAATGCATCTTCAAAAGCCATAGCCTCATAATTGGCACGTGATGCGTCCTTAGCTATAGCTGAATATTTTTTTTGTAATGTTAGGTCATACTTTTCTCTAAGAGACATCAGCTCTTCTGTGTTAACCTCATTGTATAAGTCATTCTCTTTTTGAGACAATTCTTTTATTACCTCTCTAAAATCATCACGAAGCTGTCCGTTTACATAAAAGCTTCCGAATTTTTTCTGCTCTTCTTCAGACAACTCGTCTAGTCTTCTCTCAAGACCTTTTGCTTTTAAATCTTGTCCGCTGATGGTTATACCCATTTCACCTTCTATGAAATCAATTTCGTCTCTTACCTTTAGATACTCATCGTATTTTGCTTTCTCAGACTTAAAATTTAATCCTACCTCGCTATATATACTTTTCCCTACAGCATCTGTAGAATGCGTGTCTTTCCATTCACCCTCTGCAAATCTCTGTGCTTCTTCTTCAGTATCAAACTGAAAAACCTCACCTCTTTCTTCGGCTACTTTTTTTGCTTCATCAAAATCTAAATTCATCCAGTCATTAGGATTCGTTCCGTAAAACTCAGGATTTTTTGGAAACAAAGTTGGGATAGCATAGTGCTTACCATCCGCTTCGTAAGATGTCATAAGCACAGTTGATGTAGTTCCATCAGGATTTATTCTGCCAACTCTACGAAGGTCTTGAGCTTTTGCTGACTGCCCTTCAAAGTCTAAAAGTTCATTTGTTTCAAACTCCTCAAGAGCATGTTGAGATAAAAAGTTTTTTAAGTTTTGAGATTCTAATATCTCTGTTTTTGTAGTATAAGGGTCTAGGTTTATATCTATGGTTTGTGACCCATCAAAGTTTGTTACAAGTACACCATCTCCTATGCCACTTTTTTCAAAGGAAAATCCATACTTCTGAAATTTTTGTTTTAATAAAGGAATTACATCTTCTTCCTCTTGCCCAATAAGGTCAGCGTTTATAGTGGATAAGTCGGTTTGAAAATCTTCGCTTTGCGTTAGTAAGGTTTGATTTATTTTTGACTGCTCTAGCGCAGTTTCTTGGTCTAGCTTTTCTTGTTTTAAAAAAGCGTCCATTTCTTGCTGACGAATCTCCTCAGTTGTTCTAGTCTCTGCATTTATATCAGCAAGAACTTGCTGTACATCCACAGCCTCGCCCTGGTCAGGCTCACCTTGAGAAATTGGAGATTGTATTAGAGGTTGTTTTTCAGATACCCTTGTAGATTCTGATATTTGTACCCTTGGGTCTTCTCTAAAATTAGGTTTTTCTTTTTTTGTATAGTCCTCAATATTGAACTGCTCCAAAGAACCATCGACCAAAGTGGATTCCGTAATGTCTTTTTTTTTTACTGTCTTTGGTGGCTTTGCACCAATAAGAACAGAATAGTCTTCTTTAGATTTTCTATATCCCTGGTCTACAAATAAACCAAACATATCATTTAATGCCTTATCGTTGTTAGCCATAAGCATTTTAAAATCATCGATAGTACCATTGTATCCTTCTTGCTGAAATAATTCAAAAGAATCTATAAGTGCTTGTTCGTTCATTAGTTAGTTTATTTTTTTAGTTATATCCTGAACCTACCCCACCTGGATTAGTTGTAGTTGTATTTGTATTTGTATTTGTGCTACCACCTTTTCTTTTTCTTCTTGAATTCCTTGTAGTACTTATATCTTTTCTTTTTACACCTTTTGTTAGAGACATTCTCTTTAAATCCTCCTCAGATGTTGAGTTATCTAATATAAAGTCTTTAATTACTTTGTCATAATTTGGTTTAGTTATATCAACCTCAAGCTCCTTACCTCCTTTTTTCTTAATCGTAACAAGTCTATCTTCATTATCTCCTACACCATAAGTTTCTTCTATTGAAAATTCTGCAGGCATGTTAGCTTTAAAGTCTTTTACCATTTGTCCATTAGCATCATCGATAGGTTCTCCTTTATCTGTAGCATAATTAGCTCTACTTCCGTCTATCCTTTCATCAAGATAATCTGAGTAAGCCTCTTGAATGGATTGTTTTTTAGACTCACCTTCACGTGCTGCAAACACATCAGTTAAAGATTCTTCACCAAACACTCCAGGTAAAGCGTTTCCTTCCGAGTCAGTTCGCCTTCCTCCGCTTCTATCTAATACTTCTGTTACATCATCTACACCATGTATCTCGTTTCCAAGTCTAGACCACTCATCAATAGTAATATTTTCTGGGTCATACTTAATAACTCTATTCCTTGAGGAATCTTTGTAAATAAACTCTATCTCTCCAGGGACAGTTAAATCAATGTCATCTAAATTTGAGTCCTTAGATTTCTTTGTACCTAATAAGTTCTCAAGAGCTGCTTGTTTTTGTTTTGGGGTTTTTTCGTAGTATAAATCATTCCAAGAACTAATAGCGCTTTCTTCTTGCTTTTGCTTATTTTGATTCGCAAGTTGAGCAGCACTTGGTTGTTGTTTCTTTGGTTCGTTATAAGTAGATATTGTTTTCTCTCTATCTATCTTATTTCTAAAGTTTGTTTGAACACTATCAAAAGCTAGCTTTTTTTGCTCATCACTAAGCATTGGCTCTATTCTACCACTACCATCATCTTTAATAAGAACTTTATTAGGGTCTGCTTTAGCCTCTGCCTCATTAAAAGTTGGTTCAAAAGGTTTTCCGTTTTTAGGATTTACCAATCCACCTGTAAGAACAGATAATGCGTTTAAAGGGTTAGCCTCTAGATAGCTGTTAATCATATCTGTTTCCATAGATTTAAAATCATCTACAGCCTTTTGACCTTTAGGGCCTAATGTCCCACGCATTGTTGGGTCTAGTAATTTAGTTACAGTACCTGCATAATTTGTGCCTCCAGCATCTCTTACACTATTTATAAATGTACCCAATCTTTCAGCCTCCATAGTCATAGTTGTACCAACATCAAACTTATCGTACTTTTCTTTGTATCTGTTACGAAGCTGGTTTACTGTCATAAAGTCATTAGGGTTTTTACTAAGTACTCTTGTACCGTTTTTATCATCAACTAGCTTACCAATGCTTACACTCCCATCTTGAGAGTTTATATAAGACTGTGCGTTTTTAAGATTAGAAAGGCCCTCTATCTGCTCCATTAACCACCCTTCTAATTCCTGGCTTTCTCCATCCTTAAATCTTTTCATTTTTTCTGTGTACTCAGACTGGTACTCTTCGGATAAACCGAATAACTGTTTAGTACCATCAGTTAAATTCTGACGAGCTACAGTGTAGTCTCTATCTTTCATTACACCACTCTTCAAAAGTCTGTCTTGAATTAAACGCATGCGTGAAGCATCTGCAGCATGGTTTAGCGCAAATGCATTTGCTGTTTTAAAATCTCCAGATGGAGCATTGTCAAGAGTCTCTTGGTATTCTCTGGTAGACTTATCGAAAGCATCTCGTTTAGCCTGCCTTGCAGCGCCAGCATCTAATAATGTTTGAGATAAATTTGCGCCTACCTCCTGCCAGTTAACACCAGCTGCGTTCTCTCTTTGTACGTATCCGTAGTAAGTCATTTAACTATTTTTTTATTAAAAGCCCATCTGCTGTTTAATCATCATTCTTTGTTCTGGAGTCATCTGCAATAGCTGGTCCATAAATTCTGGCCCTTGTAGGCCACCTAGTTGACTAAAGTCTTGTATCTGTGAACTTACTAGGTTACCACTTGCGTCTGCAGCCAACGTTTTTCCTAAAGCACCAAACGTATTTGCATCATAACTTAAGCCTCCTACAGCCTGTTGAAATTTTTGGTTCATCATCGGCTTTAAATTCTGTCTGTACTCCCTACCTGTTCGAGGGCCTTGTCCAGCATACGCTCCAGTCCCTGCTAAGTAATCTGCTTTCTGACCTTTAGTAAACTCTCGTTGCATACCTGCTACATCTCTAGCCTCTGCACTCTTTCCATACGTAGGAACCATAGCAAGTCCTTGCTGTAAAACATTACCAACACCTTGAAAACCTTGCATTTTTAATTGGTCTGCCGCTTGCCCTGCTTCAGCTGAAGCCTTCTGCGCACCAGCTATATCACCTAGTTTTAGCTGCATTTTAATATCACTCTTACGAGTTTCTTCATCAGCAACAAGCTTATCTAGCTCGTCTAATTCTTTTCCTTGTGTAGCTCTTATGTTGGCAGCGGCCTGAACTGTTCCTTCCTGAACTCTTTGAGAGCCTCCTAAAACACCACGTTGGTCACCCTCTCTAATGGCTTCCATTTCTGTTTTTATCTGAGCACCCAAAGTGTCTTGCATTTGCTCGTATGGTTCTTGGTTTAAAGACAAGGCTTTATATTCGTTTTTTGTAAGCTCTTTCTCTACCTCAGCCATTGCCATTGCTGCTTTTCTATCAGCGTCTTGCTGTGCTCTTCTTTGTTTACCTGCGCCTATAAAGCTCATTGCTGTAGTTCCTACAGATATTGCTAAGCCTGCTATTGCTCCTGACATAATAATTTTTTATTTAATATAACGTGCTCAGGGAGGTCTTTATAATTATCTGTATAAACCTCTTTCTCAGCGTCTTCTATTGTTTTAGCGTCTGTTCTATAAACACAAACCCAAGTTGTATCCTCATGTATATAAGCAACTCGTTGTGTTCCTATTTCAGTCATTACTTTCATCGGTGCTTTTATTCTTTTCACCTCACCTGTGTCTAGTAAAACTGACATCTCACCTTTTAAAAAAAAAGATGGGTGGTTCTGTTTATGAATAAAACTAACGACCAATGTACCCTTCGGCATAAAAATCTCTCTGGTATATAGACCGTCTTTTAAATAATGAGTAACTGGCATCATCTTTTCCATTTCAGGAGTGTGGTGCTTTACTGAACCATTATGTAATAAGACGTTCTCTTTAAATGTGTTAATATTCTCCCAAAGAAGACCCCTATTTTGATGAACATATTGTAGTATATTTTCTGGGGTGTTTTTCTTTTTCCTAAATATACTTAATATACTCATAACTTTTACAAAGATATGAATTTTAAGGGAAACTTTTGAATGCCTGACTTTTTACTGCAAAAAGCTCTGTTGGAGAAGTATTACCATTGGTTAGTGTGAATTCACAGTAATGTCCTAACACTCCTTGAGACTCTGCAATAGAGTTTTTAATAAATAAAAAGTACTCATTTACTCCTGGTATAGGGACGCTTCCTGCTACTGTAGTGTCTATAGTTACTATAGATGTACCATCGTTTTGATTTACAACAGATGTGACCTGGCCAGCTAAATTAGGTTCATATTTGTTTTGCAAATTTAAAACACCAAAATAAAATAAATCTCCGTTAGATAAAATCGAACCAACACTGGTTGGAGGTATAAATTTAATAGTTGATACAGTGCCTGCAATTACAACATTATCACTAACCCCTATACCTGTTAATGAACGCAAAGGAAGCTGAGGCGTGTTATCAGGTAAATCTGTATTGTTTCTTATAAATGCAAACCAATCAGATTCTTTCTGTTCAAAATAAGTTGAGTCTATAAATCCAGTTGTTTGTAGGTCAGTAATAAAAGTTCCGTCCCAAGCATCATCACCTTCAAGAGCAATTGTTTTAAACTTTTTGTTATCTAAAGCCGATTCATTAAAAACACTAGTTATTTTAGACACTCCTTGAATTCCATAAAAATTATTTCTTGGAGCGCTATTAGAATTGTGTTGATATAAATCACCACCTTTAAAGGTATATAAAAATTGATTCATACCCTTTATAAATTCTGGGTAATAAGAATAAAAAGATGGCCACCCTTGTGCCGAACCGCTATATGTTAGTGTATAATTATCCATGTTTTATTTTTTAAGTTGGGTCACATCCACCTGTTGCTATTACCATACCATATCTTACTTGAATATATGAGCTATTATTAATTATATAATACTCTGGTGTGGTATTATCATTCAGTGGCGTTACACCATTACTATCCTCATATACAAAGTTACCAACTTTTGGTATAGTATTAGTATCAGTAGTGAATGCTTGAGTATTAGGGTCGTAAGTAGCATTAGGTGCAAAGTAATAAGTTTCTGTAGGGTTAGCACAAAAAATACCACCATTTGGACCTGTAGAGCTAAATGACTGCAACGCTGCAGGACAAGACACAGTATATATAAAAAATGTGTTGTTTATTGGAGCAAAAAACTCTAACTGAAAAGTACTAGGTGTAGCAGATGGCTTAGGTATTACCAAAGTAAACACGTCCTCTCCATCAGTGCTGTTTTGTGAGCCAGCCACACTTATGGTTCTTGTAGTTCCTAGTGATTGATATGTTCCATTCTGAAGCGAATAATCAGTTACATTTGTATAAGGAGAGCCGCCAAAAGTATCAGGAAACCCTACATAGGTAGGTAATCCAGTTCCAGAATTAAACTCTCTACCAAAAGGAAACTGATTAGTGTTGTTTTGAGATGTTATTATGTTATACGTATTGCCATTGTATGTAGCTAACACGCCATCAGGTATAACAGCTCCCATGTACATGTGTATAACAATAGCTCCGACATCGGATGGAGTTCCACCTACATCAATATCTGCAGTAAAATAACCATTGCTTGGATTTGATGCAGAGAAGTTAGTATTACATGGGTTGCCAGGTGATACAGGAGGAGTACATGAGCCTGTAGATATAACAATACCGTACTGTATTTCAATATAAGTACTGTCTGCTAATATTACAAACTGACTAGTTGCTGTGTCGTTAATTTTTGTACCAGCACCGCCATCTAGAAATACATAGTTCCCAATCCCTGGGGTAGTTAGTGTTTCAGGGACAAAGACAGTTGGCTGAATTGATGTAACATTTGCATTTTGTGCAAAATAATAAGTTACTGTGGCATCAGCGCATGTGTCATCTCCTTGAACTGGAGACCCAGCAAAACTATCTAGTTGTATGGGACAATCTGTCTGAAAAGAAAAAAATGTTCCTTGTATCGGCCCATAAAAATCTACATTGATTTGGCTAACGCTAGCTGAGTTTTTAGGAATAACCTGAGTATAAACTCTAGTTCCTCCACCCCTTAAGTCTATCTGACTTGCGTTAACTGTAATCGGTTGAATATTTCCAGTCGGAATATATGTGCCATCAGCTTGTATCGTGTATATTGGAAGCGCTGAAGTGCTTACAGGCGTGTTGTTAGGAGAACCATAATAAGTTGGCTGTCCTAACGGAGTGTTTAATCCAACAGGTCCTTGGTTATTACCTATATATGTAAGCTGATTATATGTCTGTCCATTATATGTGGTTAATATTCCATCAGGAATTGTATTACCAACAATAGAATAAATTACTACTGCACCCACATCTGTACCACCACTAATCTGACCCAAGAAAGTTCCCCTAACATCAGCAGACTCACCACCGACCTGGCCACAAGGTAAAGCACATTGTGGGCATGGTTGTGCAGGTAATAAAACGCAGTTAAGTAACTCACGAACTATTATACCATTTGAATAAAGTCCATTTGACGCACAGATATTCATATCCTCATCAGCAAAGATTGCTGTTGAAGTTGCTAAGTCTGGTCCGTTTAAATAATATGTTCCTGATACTGCCATTCTATTTATTTTAATTAAGGTAAAGGTGTTGGGTCATTACAGTCACAGCAGACATCGTTTAAGTCTGATGTTCCGTAGCATAAAACTGCTTCTGTTGGTTGTCTATAATCGTATACTAAATACAATTGATTTCCTGTTGATGCCATTGTATAGTCTCCAATGTATTGGTCTGGCGCAAGAGTAACATCTAAAGGTAAAGGTGAGCCAGCGGCAGAAAGTAAAGAAAGTATACCTGCTGGAGTAGCTGGGTATTGAACATTAGTTCGTAAAGCATAAAACTCATTTTTAGTTGGTTCAAAAACAAAATTATCTGAATTTCTTTTATGGCAAATAACTTGAACCAGTGCATTATCAGCTGGTATAACTCCTGCACCTTGCGGAGCAGTAACAGAGTCAAACTGACTAATAGTAATAAAGTCAGTTCCATCAACAAATGTTACTTGCTCAGAGTGTAATGGAGATAAATATGTTCCGTCCACCCATCTGTACTCGTTGTGTATTGTCTGACCTTCGTCAGGTGAATTTGTTATACATACCTGAGTTACGGTAATAATCTCGGCAACAGGGCAAGTAACAGTAATCTGTATGGTAGCTCCTGCTTTACCTATTAAAACAACCTGAGCCTCCGATTCACTAACAACGTTTTTATCAAAGGTAAAACTACTGCTGCCATCAGTAATAACAGTTGTAGGCACAACATCTACTCCATTGTATGTAACCTCTAAACTACTTCCTGATGAATTACTTGCCTGAATTTCTATATCTGTATTTCCTACTAATAACCCTAGGTCTATACAATACTCAAAGGTCTTATCCTCTGGGAAAGTAAAGGTCCTATCAATTCCGCAGGCAATACAAGATTCTTCAGACGGTAGTTCCTCGTCATTTATACTTAGAACATACTCATTCATGTATGGGTCATACCCACCAATCTTTTGATTGTTTAGACTATTAATAAATCTATCTCTAAACCAAGACCTCATGCCAGATTCAGAAATTACTGTAAGCTTTTCGTTTTGTCCTGCAGCTCCTGTAAGCATAATTACTGCGCCTCGTTTAGCGTCAGTAAAATATTTATTATAACCCCAAGAACAAAAACTTTCTGGGTTTCTTGAGATGCCATACTCTTCTATTCTAGCTATCTGAGTTCCTAAAACCTCAGGTACAGAGGCTATCTGTCCCCCACCTGCTGAGTCACTTAATAAGTTTTTACCAGCTAATACATAGGATATTTTATCCTCCTGTAATACTAGTATATCAGTTTCTCTTCCATGAAGTTTTTCAATTGGGCCATATATATCTTCACAAGGTTTGAAATTTAATAACCCTAAGTTAAATTCGTTTAGCTTGTTTACATTACTTTCGTTATTATAAACACCACTATATGTTAAATCAGCAAAGCGATGTGCTTGCTTGAATTCTAATTCAGAAGTAGAGGCTGTTCTTTCTCCTAAAGAAAATTCTTTTCCTACAATTGAGTCTCTTATTCTATAACTTTCAACACCATTAGCAAAAGTGAAACAGTTAAAGAAATCCGTTAACACAATAGCGGACTGAGCTCCTGTTTGGTTTTGTATATTACCTTCATGTCTACCTGTTGCTTTGTCAATATTATATACGTCTGCAGACTCATACCATAAATCTGGAGTAGCATCCGTTGGCTCAGTCTCAAAAACTATAGTATTTTCAGCTCTAAAAACTTCTATGTTGGCTTCTATCTTTGCTCTCCTACTATCCGAGTGCTTAGAACCTCTACATGAGTTTGTGCCTACTAATCCAAGGGAAAGTAAGTTATTATCCGTTCCTCTTAAAAACTGGTATTGGTACACACACCTGTCTTGTGGCATTGCACCTAATGCATCATTAGTAGTAGCTGCTGTTTGTAAAGCAGGATTGTAGTAATTCTGAAAGTATGGTGGCGGACAGTCAGGACCATTAGAAACATTAACCGCTCCATTATCTAACCTGGACTGTATATTATCTCCATCAAACCACTCTTTAAAATTATCATAATCTTGTGATGATGTTAGTTTTAAATCTAAGGTATATTCTCTTCCATCACATCCACCGCTACGTCTTCCTGCTCTTCTGAATTTAATATACATACGTATCCTTGAACCAGCAGGAATTGTGTAATCTATATACTGCCCTGGGTTGTTAGGGTCTTCTACACCGCATGGATACGCAAGCCTTGGATGGGAGTTTCCGCTTTTTTGACGCACACTTCTTTGTCCATACAATACAGTGGGAAGGTCACCTGGTTCTACTTGAAAATCATTTGCTATAATTTTCATATATGTTCCAGCTGGAACTGTAACACTGTTTCCTTGCCCATCCGCAACGTCTATGAAATTTTCAACCTGAGCTTCTTTTTGTAGAACAGTGGCGTATTGACAGCGGTTGGTAGCTCCTCCTGTATCTCTTTTTACCCTAAGCCTATCTCCCTCTTCAACCTTTCTTGCATTCTCTCCTTCTAATAAAAAGTAAGTGGAAGAAGTTGACAGCTCATCGAAAAATACATTTGAAAAAATTGTGTTATAATCTTCAAAATCTGGCTTTATAACCATCTTATATCTGTCTGCCCATACAGGCGCTAATTGTGAGGGTGGTATTACTACCTGTATTTGATTTTGTAAATCAGATGCCGAACACCCAACATGTATTGAGTTGTTTGGGCTTACTAGTGCTGTAGAAGAGCGACCAAACTCATCCATATAAACAATACCCAATTCATAATCCCTATCACTATGAAGACTCTTAGGGTTTCCTATACCAAGGTATGTTAAATCTGCAAATGAAACAGTATAATATTCATAAACAGTTTGAGTGGGTGTAGCTAAATCATCTACATAAGCCATCGCTGGAATAACAAAACCTATTTCTTGACTACCAGGACTTGAGATTATTTGTATTGGTTGACCAGCACTACTTATACCACTTTCAAATTTTGAAAAACTATCTAAGTTAGCTGGTAGTGCACAATTAAATTCGTCTGTAACAGTTGTTCCATCACAAGAGGTTTCGTTTCCTGGAACTGGGTCATATACAGGAAGGATGCTTGCTGCTGTACCTATGGTTTCTACAAACGCAGGGTCTGTTGATAGCTCATAAACGCTATTAAAATCTTGAGGAAGAAGGAAAGTGAATTCAAGTGTTATAAGCGGAGAGGTCTCAGTAGGGAAGGGCTGTTGTCCTGTAAATCCAGAATGATTATATCTTATTTCAAAATTTAAAGAAGCACCATTAACTAATTCTATATCTGTAAAATCATAGTATACTACAGCGTTTACTACATTATTATTAGTGTCTATAGTGTAGTTAAAACTATCTGTTCTATCAGGTATTGAACCCTCAGCTATAACTTCAGATATAAGCTCGCAATAGTATTCTAAACGTATTGGATTTGTGTTTAAATCTAATAAGTCATATCCATCAACATAGTTACCATAAATTAATCTATTACCCATTATTGTTTGAGCCTGCGCTTTTAAAGGCACGTTGTCAAACAATCTTGTTAATTGAGTAGGAGAAATTACAGTAAATATCTTGCTGTTATTAAAATTTAAAGTATAGTCTGTATTATCTGCATACCCAAGATTTTGTTTGTTAAATATTTCTATAGACTTAATTACACTCGATGTGGTTTCTGCGAAAACAACCTCAATACTTTTTACTAAAGGCCCTCCACTGTTGTATGTGACTTTAACATTATTAAAAGCATTAGTCATTCCTTCATTTAAACCTGTGTCTATAGCGTAATCAAATCCCTTAGGGATAAAAGCTGGCTCAGTAAACTGTGATAAAGCGGACCTCTCTCCATCCTCATATATATATCTATAAGAAAAAGTTAAGAATCTTTCTTCTATAAAGTTTTCTTCACCAGATAGGTTAGTTAATTCAAACGATGGAGCTGCAACAGGTGGTTTTTTTATAACCAAAAGTTGTTCTTCTAAATCAGGCGAGTTAGAGTCATAGTTTCTTTTTATGTTTATAAACCTAGGTTGATTGTAGTTATCTGTCCAGAACAATAAGTCTTCAACTCTATTAACACCTGTTATTAAGAAATCATCATTAAAGTTTAGCACTGTCTCTAGAGCACCTACTGTAATGACGTGATACGTTAGTAAGTTTAATTGAACATTATATGACACGACCATATCTACTATCCCAACGAGATTAGCTGGGTCATGAACAAACCAATACAGCGTTTCTCTTTGTCCATCTTCATACGCACCAATACATTTAGCTTGGTCGCTTAAAGGAACTCCATTATAACTTAAACTAGTTAGTTTATTATTCCCTTTTGTATTTTCAACCGAACCAACCTCAGATTCCTCAGTAGAGCCTAGCCTAATATTCAAAGCATCAACATACTCACCATTAGGAATCAAGCGTTCATCAACGCTTTTGTTCATTCGACCTGCGATAAAATTTCTAGTAGTTTCTGCCATGCTTATTTAATCCACTTATCCATACCTCTGATGTTTTGAATCAAACGACCAGGATGTATATTACTAATTCTAAGTTTAGCGTTTCTTAGTAACGCAGAGCTTCTTTTTCTTGCTCTAGCTACAACATATTCTTGTACACCTAACTTGGCATTTAATATAGCAAATTGAATATAAGCGTAAACATATTCTTCAAATAATTTATTGACACTTATTTGAGAGTCATCTCCAGCCTCCATTCCATCTGATACATATTCTAAAATACAGAACTCACCTGCCATATCTGAACTGAAGTTAATAACTCCTGCTTTTTTATTTATTTTAAATGTAGGATTAAAGTTTGCAGTCTCTGTATTTAATCCGTACTGAGCTCCTATACCGTAATCAAAATACCAATTACCATCTACACAATACCCCTCTCTATTGTTATAAGGGCTTTGCTCGTTAAGGTAAATACTTTTTTTAGTACCTTCTATCCTTTGCAGGTCAATCGTTGATGTAGATGGCTTCAAAATGTTTCCATCATGGTCAAATAAAATCCTACAAGTATTATCTTGAAGGTATGCATCACTCCAATTGGTTTGAATATTTTCAGTAAGCGGTCTAAGAACTCCGTCTTTATATAAAGATATTCTCACCCAATTTACATAATCTGGAGGTAAAACAAATCTTAGTGTATCACATACTTCTAGCTCTAAAATCTTAAGCTCTTTAAATGCGTCATAATTTAGTTCTTGTATAGCTCTCTTCGCATGAAATAAAATTCTATACCTTTCTTCGTTATTAACTAAACTATGGTTGCCAGAATACATCAACATAAAATTATTAACTATGTCATATAAACTTACATATTGATATGAACCCCAGTTAGCATCTTCTGTATGAGGGTTTCCTGTATTTTCGTAATATTGATATTCTGTTAAGTATGCCATTATTTTTCTTTTTGTTCTTCTCTCATATCCATTGATTGGCCAAATTGAATAGCTTCTACTTCTCTAATTGACATTCCAGCATATTGTAATATTTTATTTACTAATGTTGGTTCTTCTTCTAAAGGCAGCTCAAAGTCTTGATACAAAGCGTTTGATTGATTAAATGAAGGTTCGCCTCCAACTAACTGAGCGTAAGTCCACTTAGGGTCTTTAGGATACCTTATATACTGGCATAGTATTCTACCAGCTGATGTTTCTCCAGAATTAATTACATTTAAACCCCATTGAAAGTTTTCAGGATATACCTGTATTAATTGTCTACTCTGAGAATAAGCTGGAAATAATTCTGTAGGCTTAGTTAAGTTAGACATGTTAAGTTGTGTAATCTTTTTATTCGTTACTTTTTCACATTCATTAACACCTTGTCTTGTACTTAAAATAGTATAAGATACACCTGCGTTTGGGAATATATTATCCTCCAATAATAATGTGTTAGTATTTGGTGGATTTAGATATCTTACACTTGTTGATTCTCCTGTGGTTAAATTAACAACAACATCGCCTGGCTGAACTCCTAATGCAAAAAAGTTTTTAGTATTATCAACTAACTCTTGTGTAAACGATAATGTGTTTGTGCTGTTAGCGACTAAGTATTTTGTAAGTAATAAAACTTTATTTATTAAATAATAATCAGAACCTGTTGTGGCTATTGTTGGCACACTATAAGTCGATGTTGCAGACGGAGAAACAATAACCTCACTAGCTCCATTTAGATATACAGGCACAAGAGTTTCTTGCTCTGAAAATATTTCTATAGCGTCTTGATATATTTTTTTTATATCTGCCAATCCCACTCCTGATTGCCTAGCATTCTCTTTAGTTATCTGATAATTATATTGATAAAAATAATCTTCAAAAATATCTAGCTGTGCTTGCTTGGCATATAAATTAAAATCACTAGGAGTTATATACCCATAGTTGTTTTTATTAAGAACCGACAGTACAGTTTCTCGTACTGAATTTATTATGCTCATCTGTTATTTTATTTACCACAAAGATAAGCAAAAAAAAAGAGGATGCATTTCTGCAGCCTCTTCTTGGTTGGTCGGAGTAATCAGCTCCTTTATTATTATGAACACTTCTATTGCAAAAGTAATAATTATTTCTTGTTATCCAAGTTTTTTTCAAGAAATTTTAATATTTCAATACCTTCGTCAGATTGAAGATACCCTGCTACTACGTAAAATGGGTCTTCTCCAAAAGGAATGTTTACCATTCTCTTTTTATTCTTATCTGTATTAAAGTATACATCCTTCTTGTTATTTTTAAATATTAATACCTTATGAGCGAAAAACTCCTGGACTTTAGAGTTTAATTTTAACCCAGGGTCTTTTACAGCTCGCAAGAAAAAATCTGGTTCTTGCTCTGCGTATATTAATATATCTCTTCTTAATTCAGAAGAGGTGGTTCTAGAAACATCTGTGTTAAATAAAACTCTAGCTAAAGCTTCTACTTGGTCAATGTCTAATTGACGTGCTTCTATAAGAGCGTCTACTCTAGAATTTAAAACATCCATTTCTTTCTGAGCATCTTTCTCAGTATTAACCTCAACGAACTTGCTTCCATTCATTGGGTGATAATGTAAGAATTCCTGAAGGGTTGGATTTGTTCTTGGTACAGATAAAAATCCATCTTCAAAAACAATTGGCTCTATAATAGCATTACCATCCTGCTCATCTTCAAATGGGCTTTTCTGGTTTCTTGCATAGCGTAAAGCTCTGTTAGTTCCTTTACCTTCATCAAAGTGCATTAAAGGATATCTTCTTGAGTTTCTAGTTGGCAGCATAAAAGAAAGTGGCGCTGCGTCTTTGGTAAGTTTATAGGTCTTATTGACCAATACATTTTTTTTCATTTAATTATAATTTAGATTTAATAAAAGTAATAATTACCCTCGTCACAATAACGAGGGTAATAATTACATATTTAATTTATGATTGGAAAATCACAAAGTTGTTTGCACCCATAGTACATACACATCTTTCAGATAGGAAGTTTACTTCCATAGCATCTAAATCAGATGTTGCTGCACCACCAGCTGAACCTGTAATCCAAGTCTTGTACTTTCTGTCTTCAGTTTCTGAAGCTCTGTATCGTACATGTAAGAAAGGACGCTTAGCATTCTTTCCAAGGATTTGGTCGTAAACAGTAGTTGAACCTGCTGGTACTAATAAACCATTTACAGCTCCAGTTCCAGTTAAACCACCACGCATTGTTGGGTCGTTTAGGTATTTCCAGTCAGACTTGTAGAAGTCATATCCTCTACGGAATCCAGTGAATCCAAGATTTAATGCCATTTCCATGTCATTATCAAATAGACCATAAGAAGTACCATTAGCGCCTCCACCTTGAGCAGAACCATTAAGTTCAGCTAACATGTCATCAATGTCAAATCCAAACTGTCTGTTCAAGAAAAGTACGTTTTCTTCAATCGCACCTTGCTTATCTAAACGAGAAATGATAGTATCGAAATCTGCTAGTGCAGTTGGGTTACCACCTGCCCATACATTTCCTCTATTTTCTACTGCATGGAATACACCTTCAGAACCTTTGTTTCCTACATCTCCACCTGCTGCAATTGCTCCAGAACCTGCTTCTGCTGGTACTGCTTCAATCATAGCTGTTTCTAGGTAGTCATCAAAACGTAAACGAGTTTCGTGCTCAGACTTCAAGTACCATAAGTATCCTGAAGCTCCGTTCTCAGTAGTCACTTCAATCCATCCGATTTGTGCCATATCAGAACCTGATACTGCATACTTATCTTTGATGATGATTGGAGAGTTGTCGAAGATTTCATCTTCAGCCTCTAGAGAACCTTGCATCCCATTGCTTCCTTTTTTGAATTCAGAACCATAGATAAAGATAGTTGCATCAGCATTACCTGCTCCTGTACCACCTGTATAACCTTGAGCACTGTAGAAAGCTACAGAAACCTCATCAGCATTTAATCCACCTGCAACACCTACTGCAGTTACGATTCCTTTAAATTCTCCTGAATCATCATTGTTAGAAACAACAACTGTCTGTCCTACACGAATAGCGATAGTTCCAGCAGTTAAGCCTGTTGCAGCTCGGTCTGGTACTAATGCATCGTTAATTTGGAAAGTTACATTTCCTCCAGCAACTACTGCTCCTGTTCCACACTGTACATATTTAGTGTGTAGTCTTCCTTGCTCTGCCCACTTCACTAGGTCTGAGTTACTTGGTAGCTCAGCTCCTACTAAACGTAAGAAAGAAGAAATAGTTCTATTACCATAACGCTCAAATTCTTTTTCATAAGTGTCTGGTAAGTACTGATTCAAAAAGTTGAAATCAGTAATGTAATTTGTAGCCAACGGCACTTGTTGCGGTGCTGGCTGTAGCGCAAACCCTGGTCCTACTGGAGTAGTGTTTGGCCCTAATAATTGTCCTGCCATTTTTTAAATTTTTAAAATGTTGTTAATTTTTTCTTTTAATACTCTTAATTTTTAAACCCTTCCCTTCGCTTGGATTGATTGCACGAAACTGAGTTCCTCCTTTAGAAGTAACTTCAGGAGCAGAACGTGTAGACATATTGATGTTTTTCATCTTTCTAGTTACATCGTCCGTTGCTGCAGCCTTTCCTTGCTCGTAAAAAAACCTTGCGAACTTATCAGGGTTCATTGCTGCTGATAATGCTTTATGATATTCAGCTGCGTTTTTAACTAATCCGTCTTCATTCAAATGATTATTAATAAAATTAATAACGCTTGATTGAGACTTTTTAATTTCCTCCACAGAACCTCCTGGGTTGTATAACAAATTAGCTTCATCAATACTAACCTTAAAACCTTTAAAGTCTTGATTTAGCACCTTGTCAGTTTCTTTTTCAAAGAAATCTACTTTCCTAGACTGCTCTTCTGACTGAGTCTTTGCATTCTCAACATATTGCTTGTACGCTTTGTAGTCTTCATTGTCCTCAGAAATACCAGTTGCGCTTGACTCAAGCGGCTGGTGATACATTTCTTTTTGTTCATTGAAAAACTTCTTAGCTCTTACAATTGCCTTTTTCTTTTTTAACTTAGCTCTCTTAACATCAGATTCATCATCAAGTTCCTCATCATAGGAATAATCTTCCATTAACAGCTCAACATCTTCTTTATCAATACCTTCTTCGGTAGCTAAAAGATACTCAGTTAAAATTTGGTCTTCATCTAAGGAATCAAAGTCTCTGTTTAATTTAACATAATCTTCAATACCACGACCAGTTTTCTTTTTATATTCAAAATAAGCTGACACATCTTCTGGAAGTTCATTGTTGCTTTCTTTTTCTAAAAACAATTGGTCTACCGATAATATGTCCTTATCATATCTGTTCTTAATAAAACTAAGAACGTCTTCTTCTTTTAGTTCAGCACCTTGCGTTTCCTCAGGAGCTGCGGTTTGCTCTACAGCTTCTGGCTGTGTCTGCTCTTCGTGTTGCTGTTCGACTTTTTCAATTAGAGTTTCCTCTACTTCTGCCACTGATTTTTCTTCAACAACACCTACTTCTTTTACTTTTATTTCCATTAGATTAAATTTTAGTACAAATATAGTACATTAAACAATTATAAATTATTTACTTTACCTAGGGTCAAACTCTGCTAAATCAAACCCATCTAAGCTATCTTCATTAGACTCAAAGTTTTGAGGAGGTAAGTTATTTTTTCTTTGATTAATCAGCTTTGATTGTTCTGTGTTCTGCTGACTAATACGTCCTGCCTTAGCTGTTTCTCTTTGAGATTCTCTTTGAGATAAAGCTTGCTCTGTCATGCCTCTTAACTGCTGATTATAATTAAACTCTTCAGCCATTAGTTGACTTTTAAGCTGAGCCTCATTTTTCATCTTCTCAATTTCAAAAGCTATCTCCGCTTGTTTAATCTGCATCTTAGCATTCATCTCTGCTTGAGACTTCTGCATTGCTGTTTGAGCTGCCATTTGCTGAGACTTCAGTTGTGTAGCCGCCTGCATTTGTTGCTGAAGCATAGCATTCTTTTCATCTCGCTCTTGCTTCTGTTTACGCTTAACCTTAAGTAATTGATTAGCTAGTTTGATGTTTTTTATTTCTCGGATATCAATAGCATCCTCTAAGTTTATATCACTTTTAGTTAATGCCGTTTGTATATTTTGCTCAAGAACTGCTTTCTCTTCTTCGTCAGGAGAAACTTCAATAAAAATACCAAAGTCATAAATATATAAATCTGATATATCGTTAAGTATACTTACGTTATACTTACCTATCTTATTGATGAAGTCCTCTTTGAAATCCGAATACTCTAAAATGTCTGCAACCCTGTACGTTAGTGCTTCAGCAAGAGTTCTATAAACATATAGACTTCCTTGAAGTATGTGCCTGGTGGCTGTGTTAGAATTTAATGCGGCAAGTTTCTGTAATCCAACTAAGGAATTAGGGTCAGGCGTTGAGCCATCTCTAGCTTCATTTAATCCTGTTACAGTTCTAATCATGTTTAAATAATGATTATAGTTTGTAATAAGCATCTGAGTTTTACTAGCTCCGCTGTTTGAGGTTAGCTGTTGTATTGGAACTCTTGCTTGATTAAAGTCACCATCCTGAGTGTAGCTTCTACCTATTACAGAACCTGTCTGAAAGTACAATCTTAATGCATCCTCTGGATTATATGCAGCACCTGTACCTAGGTCAACTTCATTTAATCCGTCTGCATCTATAAATACCCCATCAGGGACAGTCCTAGCTATAACTTGTTGTAATTTTAAATGTGTAATCTGAATTAAATCAGCAAATGGAATCATTCTTCTTACTAATGATTCTATAACACCTTTGTACATTCTTGGTGCAACAGCAACATAATTTGGTAAAGCATGTTGTGAAGAAGACTGAGGACGAACCATGTTACTTGCAAGCTCCCACTTCAAAAGAATATCAGTACCCATAACCATTATACCATCATACCAAACGTCAATAGTTTTTGAGACCTTTTCAAATCTTCCATCTTCCATCATTTCTGGTGGTGGATTAAATTGGTCATCTTTCTCTATCATTTTTTTAGCTCCACTATCTGTAACCTTTTTCTTATAAACCATTTTCTTTGTGGTTTTATAATTAAAATACATTAAGGTTACTGTGTCTCTATAAAAAATATCGTTTTGTTGATACTGTGCTGTGTTGTAATAATCATACCAGCTCTGACTGTATTTAGATATTTTATCTAAATCATCATTAGTCAAACTCTGGTCTATTTTAAGTAGCTCCGTAATTGGAACTACTTTTATTTCACCCCAATAAAAACAATCTTTAAAGTGTGGGTCTTCTGTGTAACTATATACTATATTTGCAGGGTCAACATACTTAACTTCTACTCCAGAACCTGGTAAGAATTCGTGCTTTGCACATCCTATTCCTAGTACAGTCAAGTCATAGTCAATTCTTTTACGAGCATCCGAATAGTGATTTTCTTGAAACATAGTGTCGATAGCTTCTTCCTCGGCTATCTCAATTGCAGGCTTGTAATTAAGCTGCATATATAATGTTAGTTCTTCATCGTTTTCAGGAAGAGAATCAGGGTCCATTGTAAATGGGTCTGCTCCTGTCATGTCTTTAATATCTAAGAGTATGTCTTTAGCCGCCATCTGGCCTTCAATCATATCTTGATATTTACTTCTTTTACCTTGGGATAATGCGTCTTGAGCATAAGCCTTTACCTTAAAAAGTCTGTCAGACATTCCATTAACTACAATATCTACAAACTTAGGGAGTATAGGGACAGGAGTCCAATCTAAATTAAGATAAGATAAGTCTCCGTCTACAGCTAATTCGTTTTTATATTTACCTACTGATTGTTCTCCTCTCGCATATAAACGTAATCTGTGAAAATCTCGCCATTGGTTATAATAACGACAGCCATTGCCATCTTTTCTAAACCACTCATACTGTATTGCCTGCCCTATCTGTAAGCCAAACTCATCAGTGGCTTTTTCGGCATCTGATACAAATTGACTAGGGAAGCCTACAGATGAAATATTTACTTTAACTTCTTTCATCTATCTAATTAAATCGCTCGTTAATCCCTTATTGGTATACCTTGCAAAGTTAATGGAAATTTTTGAGCTTTTCTTTTCAGGTGTATACAAATGTTTTTGGCAAGCCATTATAGCTAATCCACTACTAATAGAAGCATCAAACTTAGTTCTGTTACCTATATCGAACTTAGCCCAATCTTCTAATGTTCTAGCAAACGGCATAAACCCCATTAAATCAGAGTCTCTAAAAGTTCCTTCAATATCTAGACCAATATACTTTTCTATATATGATTCTATTGCAGAGGCGTGTGCTTGTTTAATATCCTCACTGGAGTTTGGTATACCTCCTAATTCCTTTTCTGTTCTTGATAGTTTGTTAAAAATCTTATCAGGTCTGTTCATGCTAAAAGCCCTATACCCTCTATTTTTAAAATGATATAAAAGTCTAGGTTTATTATTCTCTACAAGTATTGGCATTCCATAAAAAACACAAGCCATTAATACTTCTTCAAAAAATATTTCAGCTGTTTGAGGTCTTGCTACGTATTCTAAAAAGAACTCATTACTTGGAGCTTCGTCCATGTTAAATTTAGTTAAACCATGAAGTGCTCCGTTTGAACCTCTTCCGCCTACAGTTCCAGATATATCATAGCTATCACAACCAAATGCTCCTAGGTGTTCATTCCCTGGCATTTTTTTACCATTCCTATTTATAACTCTATTCTGTAGGTTTTTATTAGGAGTCCAAGAAACAAGGAATCTTCCTCTATTGTTAGGAGTCCATATAACTTTAGAATCTTTTATCCCATCTTTCCATGAGAAAGAGCCTCTTGTTAAATGATGCTCTTTAATTGTAGAATCATTGTAATCAATTTGCTGATATATCTTAGTTAAATTAAATAAGGATTGTTTACTTTCATCCCTAAACGCATGTGACTCTGTCCTTGGGAATTGTCTATAAAATTCATTTAAAGCATCTGGGTCGTTCTTAAGACTATCCACTTCGTTTTGCCAATAATCTATTGCGCCTTGTTGGATTATACTATTATCAATCCCTATAACAGGCTTACTGTTGGTGTTTATATGCATAACAGGCAAGCCATATCTATCTATAAATCCTTCCATATTCCATTCCATAGGGATGAAAAGTGAATATAGTCCGCTTTTGGTTTGACCATTTGAATTACGCTTACTCAATAAAGAATCTTCATATAATTTTTTAAAATTATCCCCACCTTTGCTCAATGCATTAGAAGTAGAACCCATCATACATTTACCTATAATCTTACTACCTAAACGTAAACAAGTTTTTGTAACACGCCAGTTGTTTAAGATATTATTTGGTTTTATCCATTTACCACTTTCATCATGTACCAACAATAATAACTTTTCACCATCATAGGAGTTGTCATCTGTGTTCTTCCAATCTATAGTAGTATCTAATCCTAACAGCTCTTCCTTATCGTCATCATACATGTTTTTCTTTGTAATTTTAGACGCTGGTATTCTAAACGCTAATTCTGTTTTAGGCTTATCCATACCGTCTTGAATAGGTTTAAAAAAGAATGGTAGTCTATTAGCTATAGGCACAACCTTGTCGGTGAACATTTTCTTTGCATCAGAACCTGTCTTTGATAGTATTCCAACCCTTGAATCTTTTGCTAGAGTTCCTGTGTTTACGCTCTCTGAAGAACCCATGTATGAAAACCCTGAACGTCTTATCTTTAAATAAGTCATCCCAAAACTTCTGTTGTCAGCTTTACACGCTTCCCAAAATAAATAAAATATTCTATTAGCTTCTCTATAATCTGGGTAACCCACATCAATAGAAGTCCATTGCAGATACATGTAGTGAGCTCCACTTATATAAGTAGGTACTCCGTTATTCATAAACCAATGGCCTAACTCTCTACTGTCAAACTCATTCTCAATGTAATCAACCCAGTTGTTTTTAAATTCACTAGGCATTTCATTCCACTGAAATATTGATTTAATTTTACTAAGAGGTTTTGGAATATCTATTCTTTCCCAGTATTGCTCAGATTTTTTCTTTGAACGTGAATGTATTTTTTTTGGTTGTTTAGGTAAACCAATAATAAGACCCTGTATATTAATTATATTTTCAATTTCTCCTGTTTTTGAAATTATAACCAAATCATATTTCTCGTCATATCCATACTTCCAACTTTTATTTTTGTTCTTATTGGTGAGTACGGCTTTAGGTACGTAATCTTGTACCACTTTATACATTTCGTTATTTTGACCTACGTTCTGCAAACCCTTGTTTTGTATCTACTTTGTTATTACTTTCCGCTAAAGATAAAGCTTCTTTTTCCGACTCTATTCTACTTAGTATTTCAAACGCATCAAATATTGCAAGCTTCTTAGTGGCTGCTGCATTCTTAAGTCTATCTGCAGCCAAATCATCTTCAGGGTCTGGCTTAATAATATCTTCTTTGGCAACTTTAATTAACTGGTGTACAGCCCTTCTGGCTGCATCAATAATTTCTAATTTAATTTCTCTGTTTGATTTCATAATATCATTGTTATTTGATGGTCAAACATTCTATATAGCTTCTCTCCATCAACCTCAAACTCATATTCACTTTCAGGTTTAAATGAAATTAAATCTCCTTTTTTTACGCCTTGATTTATCAATGTAGTATTGGGGTAAATCATCTCTGCGACTAAAGGTTCTTCTTTAGTGTTTTTAAATATAATAGATTCTTTTGTTTTTATTGGTTTAACATAACAATATCTGTCATGACAAAACCATTGTGTTCCATTCTGGTACATAAAAAACTGGTCGTTATCAACTAGAAATAAATTATCTTTTAAAAAACTCTTACCACTTTTTCTTCTTCCCTTAATATCGTTGTAGAATTTAAAAACATTGTGATGAACAAGAAGAGTATCTCCTACCTTTATAGGGCCACAATAGTTTATAGGTAATGCTTTTACTTCAGCATACCTATTGGAGTACCTGACATCTTCTTCTGATGAGCTTACTAAAAAATCAATACCTCCAATATTTTTAGTATTGGAGTATCGCTTATTTTCTTTTGGTGTAACTATAAAGTCTGTTGGTGATTTCAAAAGTTTATATTGTATTCAATGGATACAGGCATAGTCGAACTAAACTCTTTCCAAAGAATAACAACATCATTATCATCTATGTATATTTTGTAGGATTGCAATTGAGAATCATATTTAATTAAATGAATTCTATGCGTTCCGTTTAGAACTTCTTGGCCTACTAAATAATGCATAGCTCCAGATTTATAATCTGGGCCGACTGATATTTTTCTTATATCCATTATATTTAATTTTATTTATATTTTTATACGTCTTTAAGAAATCTAATGTACCCAGCACGTGTCGCACCATTAGAACCGTCAAAACCTGTAATTAGGAAATTTTCAACTGAACCAACAGACCAATATCTTAGAATATTCCAGTTTCCTGATTGTGCTATAGTGCTTGTCCAGATGTATTCCCTAGTTGTATCTTCAGTGAAGAAAACTAGGTTACTTGCTAACGTGCCCTGACCATATCCATTAAGGTTAAAGTCAGCATCTCCTAATTCGGTTGTATCGGTTAATCCAGCCCAAATTCCTGGGTTAGCACCATATCTATTTTGATTAGGAGAACTAGGATTACATGGGTCATTTGCTATCTCATTCCACTCTGTCGAAGTCGGAAGTCTAAATCCTGTTGGTGGCTGTATTTCTCTTGCTGCAAATTGATTATATAAAAGACCTCTTTCGCTGTTATTAGAATCAAAGTCCCAGTATGCAGCTACTGGAAGTCCAGCGTTATGCTGAGCATAGAATTCAGTAGCATTTGCAGCGATAGGAATAGTCCCACCTGATGTTGTATCTGTTATAGTTGAATTTTCATTAGTAAATATAAAATCACAAACTGTAGTTTCACCTGGGCTAGGAGGTGGTGGTGGAGTTGATTGTATTTCTTTAAATACAAAAGATATTGCTAGCTCTCCACTATTTGGAGTCAAAGCTCCTGTTTCTTCTCCAACAACAGCTATATTTTCAAACTGTCCAACAGTTATAGAACTAGATGAAAGGTCAACTTGTCCTGAAACATAAGTTCCATCGTCACTATTGTCTATTGCAAATATATCAGATATTGGTGTATAGTTTGAAAAATCAGCACTAGTATTGTTTGTTATTTTTCCTATAGAAAATTTAATGTCAGTTCCTACAGGAACAGATACTGTAGTCTCTCCCATCCAAACCCACGTTACGGCTTCTAGTTTAAGATTTAAAGGAACTCTCCATAAAGGTATCTGAGTAGGCCCTGTTACGTTTGACGTCCACTCCATAAAATCATGGCCATTAATTTGACTACCCAAGTTGTTTACCATACCATTTATGATATACTTGTTTTCTACTCTTTGAGTTTCAATAACATTACCTGCAGAATCTACCGATAAATTGTAAACATCATTACCAACTACATTTCCACTTCCATAAGTTGGTAGTTTGTATTGACCTCCTTTTTTTATTTCTAAAGCGTTTGATTGACTAGTTGAGTCTTCACCATTACCAATCGTCACTAAGTTGTCAGCATCGCTCCATGTATTAACACTACCAGGTAGTGGAACATTATATGAGCCTATTACTATTTGTCTAAAATCAGTAGCGTTTAAATGTGAACCGATTGCATAAGACTCCGCTCCTGCGTTTTGGTTACCTTTACCAATAGAAAAAGACTGTGCTGCTGTTCCATTTATTTGATTACCTTTACCAATTGCAAAAGAACCAGAACCATCTACAATATTAAGTGCGCCCATTGTAAATGAACCGACTTCTTTAGATTCATTGTCTTCACCAAAGGAAAAAGAACCATCTCCAGATGCTGTGGTTGTACTTAATGTTCCGAAAGCAAAAGATTTATCTCCACTTGCTTCTGCATCTGAACCATAAGCTTGTGCCTGATTACCTGAAGCTATGTTTGCAAAACCTATAGCTACAGAACCATCTCCACTTGCTGTAGAAAGTTTACCCATTGCTGTAGAAGTATCTCCACTTGCTGTTGTGTTAGAACCCATTGCTGTAGATTTATCTCCACTTGCTGTTGCGTTAGAACCCATTGCTGTAGAAGATGGCCCACTTGCTTCTGTTATAAGTCCTGATGCAAAAGATGCAGAACCACTTGCTATTGTTGTATTATTTAATGCTGTAGAGTAATCACCACTTGCTGTTGTGTTTGCTCCCATGGCTACAGACCTCTCTCCACTTGCTGTTGTGTTAAGTCCCATTGCTGTAGAAGTAATGCCACTTGCTGTTGTGCCATCTCCCATTGCTGTAGAGTAATCACCACTTGCTGTTGTGTTAAGTCCCATTGCTGTAGATGCAATACCACTTGCTTGTGTAGCACTTCCCATTGCTGTAGAAGTATCTCCACTTGCTTCTGTGTCTTGCCCTAAAGCAACTGCTCCTGCTCCGCTTGCTTCTACTCTGTTTCCTATTGCTACAGAAACTGTATTAGATGCTTCTGAGCCATTACCCATTGCTAATGAAATAGTACCGCTTGCTTCGGTGTTTTGGCCTATAGAAACTGAATAATTACCACTTGCTTCTGAGCCATTACCCATTGCTATAGAAGTATTTCCAGTTGATTGTGCTGAAACTCCAATAGCTAATGAATTATTACCACTTGCTGTTGTGTTTTCTCCACTTGCAAAACTATGGTTTCCGCTTGCTACTATATTCTCTCCTCCAATAGCTAAAGATGATTCTCCACTAGCTACTGCATTGTTTCCTATTGCAATAGAAGTATTTCCAGTTGCTGTTGATTCAAAGCCCATAGCAAAACTAAATAATCCAGTAGGTGCAACAGAATTGGCATAACCAATAGCGACACCATGATTTGCGGCTACACTATTACCTTGTCCTAAAACAACAGAAAAATCTCCAGTTGTATTACTAGATGCACCCATTGCAACAGAAAAATCTCCACTAGCTTGAGTTTGACCTCCAAATGAAAAAGCATTATTCCCATCTGCGTTACTACCATCACCACCAACAAAAGAGTTAGTGCCACCAGCACGAGTAGTATTTCCAAACGCTGCTGAGCTATCCCCCTCAGCTTGAGTTGTAAACCCAAACGCATTAGCATAATTACCAGAAGCATCTGAAGTTAACATGTCGTTAAAAACTAATGAATAATCTCCATCGCCTCTTAATATATCACCATCTCCTAATTCAGATGGGCTAGTCCATATAGCAAATCGGTCTTTTGTTCCACCCCCTGTTAATACAGATGAGTTGTCAATCTTATCCCAAAATATGTTATTGTTTAAGTCTTCAGAAATAATAGCCCAATCACCAACTTCCCAGTCAAATATACTTCCACCTCCTTGGGTTGGTAAGTTTGTTCCTCCTGCTACAGAAACTATCCAATACTTTCCTGTGTTAGCAGGAATTAAAGGTACTGCTGTTAAATCAGGAACATTTATGTCTGCGTCCCAAGCTCCCTGGAACTCTAGTCCAGAACCTTGATAGTTCTGCCATTCGACAGTACCATCGGTTTGAGAAACTAAAACTTGTTCTCCTGTACCTATATTGTTATTTGCATCGTAAACTTCAGACGCAAAATAAATTCCTCCATTTACATTTACTAATCCATTTGCAAATGTTTCTTTTCCAATAGTTACATTTTCAGCAACGCTTAAACTACCAACACCACTTCCGTTATCTAAATAAACTATTGTGCCTGCTGGAGATTCACATGGGTCTTTTGAAGTAATAGTAGCTGTGTCTTGATAAAATAAGGAATTAACTAACTTAAAAGATTCCTGTCCTGCTGAGCTAGCGGTAAATATAGGAAGCCTATAAGAACAGCCATCAAAAGCTTCGTCAATAACAAATTCAGCAATACCTCCTAAGGTAAAAGTTTTTGTCTGCCTTTCAATTGGTGTTGAATTGGCAGCAGTTCCTATTAAATAATCCTCAGCCTCAATTGGTGATTGATTTGGATACGATAAAGTATTGCTAATTTTTGCCATGTTTTATTCTTTTTTCTCGGTGACTTGTCCAGTCTGTAAATTAATTACTGATTCTTCACCATATTTTTTTATTAGTTCTTTTTCTAGTTCGACAAACTTACTTTTAATTTCTTTTATCTTGCCGATGATGTTTTCTTTCTGGAGCTCTAAGTCTCCTAATGAAATTTTAGATTGCGTAAAAGAATTGTTTAATTCTTGTAATTTACTTAATTCTTCTGATGTTAACTTTTTTGACATAATTTTAAATTTAATTTATTTTACAAAGATATGAATTTTATTCTTGATTGTTTTTTCTTGATTTTTCCCAGCTGCGTCCTACAAAATATGCGCCATACACAGTAACTAATAGTGTTTGGAATATTGGAATATATGCTTCAGTTATTTGAAACTCTCCAATATTTCCGTCTGTAAAACACAATGCCGTAAATATGATTGTAAGATATATAAGCACCATAGGACGAATATTTTTCGATAAGAAAGAATCGCTTTGCATGTCGTACTTCCAGCGTTCTGTTACCTGCTGCTGAGCCTCTTTATCGGCCTGCTCTAATATCTCTTGGATTTTTTGTTTTGCTTCTAGTCTTTCTTCGTCTGTTGTAACTAAATCATCAATAACATCACCAACTTGTTTTATAACACCTCCTGTTAACCATTGTATAATTTTTTTCATAATCCTTTATATTCGTTAGTTGCATCAAAGCTAGGACAAGCTTTTGGTGAAAAATCCCTATGGCTGTGTATAATTGCTTCAGGATACATATTCTTAAGTAACCTTAGTAATAAAAGAAAGCTAGCTATCTGTGCGCTTGTTCTATTATCTTCTGGACACATATCCTTATCTACTCCACCAGCATAACAAATGCCAATTGAATTTTTATTTTGTCCTTTCGTATGAGCGCCTGATTTTTCTAATGGTCTGCCAGTTTGTATTTGACCATCTCTTTTAATAAAAAAATGGTAGCCAATACCTGACCACCCTCTTTGTTTATGCCATTCATCTACTCTATCAGCATCAATATCCATGTTAGGTGGAGTTGCTGAGCAGTGAATTATAATCTTATTTATTTTTCTTTTCATTATAATTAATCCATATTCTTTGAGCCGTATAAACTATAGACGCTACTAATAAGATTAATTTTAAAACCATCTCTACATGAGTCATTGAAATAGCAAGGCTAAGAAAGTTAATAGCGTATATTTTTATATCCTGCAAATTCATTACTCTTTAATAAGTATATACTCTACTTCTATATCTATAAGTGCACTATTGTTCTGAATATATCCTACCATAGTGCAATAATTTCTCCAGCTGTTGTTTCTGTATCAAAAACTTGAATTACATTAACAGGAAAAAACTGTCCTGAATAAACCCCAACAAAAGTTAATATATCTCCTCCTGCAGTTTTAACCTTTATATTACCTGGTATTCCTATGTATAAAGCACAACCATTGTTGACGCCATCTGGATTTGAAACATTTGGTATCAAGTCTGTGTCGCTGGGGTCTACTATAGCGGCCCTATTAGCTGTTAATTTTGTATATGCCATTTTTATTTGGTATAAGGGAATTTTCTATTTAAACTGTCTCTGCGCTCTTTGCAGCCACAAGGTTTCCCTGTTACCTTGCTTACAGTATCAACCACTTTTTTTATTCCAGTTACTGTTGTTACTTTTTCTATTGTATCTCCTAAGCCTCTTGATTTCATTTTTTACAAGTACATAATTTATTTGGACACTCTTCAATGTTTTTAAAACTAATTGCTTGCATCCATGAGTTCCATGTACACTGAAATTTACACCATACTGATTGAATCCACAATCCTAGTTTTACAAAAGCTTTTCCCATTATCGTTTTTTATTTTTTAAAATTTTTCTAACGCTTCCGTCATTAAAGTTTATAGTATCTCTACTAGTTCCATGACCGACATGCATAGTGCCAGAAATTTTATTACTTCCTTTACCTCCTAAAGCTTCTCTAGCTACCTCTTTCTTTAGTAGACGTTGAGCTTCGAGACACCTTGCTTTTTGTTTTGGGTTTTTAATTGAGTTGCACGACATAAGTTTTTTTACAAAGATACTAATATTTTCCTTTACGATTTTTTGGAGATGACTTTGTTGAGCCACCTTTACCAGCCCATAAATTCTTGCATGCCCAATAACGTGCTGTTAGTTTTGATTTAGCTGTTCCGCATTTGTGACGTGCTTTAAAACTTTTTCTAGCAGCTGCTGAATAGTTGTGTCCATAACCACTAGCACCGAAGTGTATAAGCTTTTCCTTGCCTCCTGAGCAAGCCTTAACCATTTTCTTCTTACCAGCCCTGTCGCTTTTTTTAACAACATTACATTTCATCTTGCTCTTGTCTGCCATACTATATATTTTTCATACTATGCATTTCTAACTTTAGCAGCTGTAGTATTGGAAACAAATTGTTTTCCTTTTTTACCAGCTTTCTTTTTCTTTCTAGCCGTTGCGGCTAATTGTCTTTTTGATAAACTACGAGCTTTAGCCAATGGTAAACATCGGTCAGGGTTCTTTTTGTTCTTAGAAGTACCGCATGGTCCTTTTATCGTACCATCAGTTCCTATCCTTACCCATTTCTCGTCTCTCCATTTTTTAAGCTCGCCCATTACTTCTTATTTTTCTTTTTCTTTTTTAGAACTGAAAAATCTGCAGCAGTTATTTTATTAAAAGGCATAGCTGCTTTTGCTATCTTTCTTTGACCCTTACTTAACTTACTCATTTCTTTTTCTTTTTATAGCTTGTCTTTGTCTTTGATTTAGGCTTAGCTTTTGCTTTAGTTTTTTTTCCGTACATAATTATTTCTTTTTAGCACCCTTAGCGTAATTAGGGTCTTTACAATATTTACTAGCTGCCATATTCGCATACGCAGACGGATATTTATCAAAGGTTCTTTTAGCCCATGATATTCCTGCAGCACAAATTTTATTTCCTTTTCTTTTAGTTGCTTTTCTTGCCATTAATATGTTTCTCTAAATGTTAAGTAAGCTTCCATTTCTGCATCATCAGTGGCTATTGAACCATTTTCAACTCCACTTACATTAAGAATGTCTCCTTTTGAAAATGCTATACTTCCGTCCCAGCTTTTAAATGGAAAACTTCCAGTGTCTGCTGCGGTAAGTTGTACTCCTATTTGTGCTTGAAGTGAATAATTCGCCTGCACTGTTGTAGAAATGTTTGGTGAATTTAAAGTGTATAAGAATACAGTCCAAGTATCACCACCTACTATGTTAACTGCAGTGTTGTGAATCCATTTTGTAGTCACATTCTCAAGTACACAATCAAAAGGAATTACAAATACAGAACTATTTGACGCTACAGGAGAAGCTGATGCTGCAAATTCTAAAGTGTCTCCAAATATTCCTGGGCTACCTCCAAATAAATTCTTCCATATTCCTGTCACAGTAATTCTATTATTAACCTGAGTAGATATTTGTATATTGTTATCATCAATTAAAGATACTTCAATATTGTTTCCTCCAGTAATATCAGAAAGATATTGGTTGCCTGCATCTGGACCACTTACGCCATCTAATGATAACTCAACCCCATTTGTTATAGAAACATGGTTTAATTCGTAAGTACTGTCAAGTTGTACTGGAGCTATTTGTATATTTTCCGCACCTTTATATCCAACTACATAATCTATATCGCTTACTGTAGTTCCTAATACAAAATCACTAAATCTTTTATTTGCCATTTTTTATTTTTTTTATTTTATTATGGGCAGGTTTCTGGTAACATTCTGCCGTTATTAGTTATGTTTATTTCTTGAACGCAGAATTCACCAAGCTCCGTTATTATAAAGCATAGTTCTGGTATGTTCTCGTTTCTTTTATCTTGAAATGGTATTCCATTTCCATTACCTATAGCTGTCCCCATTATGCGTTTCTGCTTTTGCTTGCTTTATTATTTTCACCAAAACTTCTCATACCTCTAAGCTTAGTTGCAGCAACAGTTGTTCTGCCTGGGCTAGAAGTTTTCTTTTTCTTCTTTTCTTTAT